ATGTTTCAGGCGATCTGCGACTTGATTCCGGCTGATCCCGATTGCTCGGTGCGGGCGCGGCGGCTGATGGTGATGCGGCGGGTGCTGGAGGGAACGCTGTATGACGTACTACCGTATGAATTCCATGAGGAGCGGTCGAGTTCCGGGGAATACATTCCTTTAAGGCGGCGGCGGCCGAGCGTGCGGTATGCGCTGAGCCGGGTGGTAGTGGAGGATAGCGTCGCGCTGCTGTTCAGCGATGGGCATATGCCGACGATTGCGAGCACAGATGGTCCTGTGCGGGACGCGCTGGCGGCGATAGGGCGGGATTGCCGGCTGAACCAGGTGATGACGGAGGCGGCAATCCGGGGGAGCGTGGGGTCGGCGTGCTTGCTGATGCGGATTTTGCGGGGCCGGGTGTTCCTGGATGTGCTGGACACGGCCTGGCTGGTGCCGGTTTGGGACGTGGAGGCGCCGGATACACTTTCGAGTGTGACAGAGCGCTACAAGGTGCCGGGCGGCGATCTAGCGGCGGCGGGGTTCGCGGTGCCGGATGAGGCGCTGGCCTACTGGTTCCAGCGGCGGTGGGACGCGGCGGACGAGACCTGGTTCTTGCCGCAGGTGGTCGGGAGCGCCGATCCGCCTGTGGTGGACGAGGCAAGAAGCGTGCGGCATGGGCTGGGGTTCGTGCCGTTGGTTTGGGTGCGGAACCTGCCGGGCGGCGAGGCGCCTGACGGGTCGTGCACGTTCCGGGCGGCGATCGAGACCGGAATCGAGATCGACTACCAGTTGAGCCAGGCGGGGCGGGGGCTGAAGTACTCGTCTGATCCGACGCTGTTGATCAAGGAGCCGGCGGGGATGGAGGGCGACTTGATACGGGGCGCCGGGAACGCGCTGATCGTGAGCGAGAAGGGGGACGCGCGGCTGCTGGAGATCGGCGGCACTGCGGCGGAGGCGGTGCTGGGCTACGTGCGCGTGCTGCGGGAGCTGGCGCTGGAAGGGGTGCATGGCAACCGGTCGGATGCGAGCCGGCTGGGGGCGCCGCAGTCGGGGCGGGCGCTGGAGCTGATGAACCAAGGGTTGGTTTGGCTCTCGGACAGCTTGCGGGTGAGCTACGGCGAGGGGCTGCTGTCGTTGTGCCGGATGATCTTGCGGGCGGGGCTGGTCTATCCGCTGGCCATTGGCGGGCGGGGGCTTGGGGCGTTGGACGCGGAGGCGGAGCTGCGGCTGGTTTGGCCGCCTTGGTATCCGACGACGAGCGAGGACCGGGCGCGGGACGCGACGACGCTGGTGGCACTGGTGGCGGCCGGGCAGTTGAGCCAGGAGACGGCACGGCGGCTGCTGGCGGCGGATTGGGGACTGGTTGACGTGGCGGGCGAACAGGCTCGGGTCGATAGCGAAATGGGGAATGCGGCATGAGCGAGAGTGTTGACGGGGTTGTCGAGGTTCCGGCGGAGGCGACGGCGGAGATAACGGCTTTGCGGGCGCGGCTGGTGCAGGCGGAACTGCGGACCGAGGCGGTTCGGGCGGGGATGGTGGACCTGGATGGGGTGAGGCTGGTCGACGTTTCGGCGTTGGTGCTGGGGGCGGACGGGATCGAGGGCGGAGCGGCTTTGATGGCGCGGATGCGGGAGGCCAAGCCCTGGCTGTTTGGGCGGGTGGGTGCGAGCAGCAGCAGCGCCGGGCGTGCGCCGGTGGTGGCAGCGGTAAAGGCTAAGACGGCGATGGAGATGTCGGAGGAGGAGTGGCGGGCAGCACGGGCGGAGTTGTTGCGGCGGCGGTAGAGGACGCAGTGGTAGAAGACGGGGCGATGACGGGCGCGCTGTTTGCCGACCCTTACTCCGATTTTTTCTGGAACGAAAAAGAAGTTAGGAAATAAAGCTTGCTTCGGCGCCCCAGGAATTCGATGAGTCTTTCGTAGGATGGCGACGGCCGCTTGGAGCGGCTGATTGATGCTTTCAGATTGGTTTTTGACCCGCCCGGCTTTGGCCGCGGCGGGTTTTACGTTTTGGCATGGGGACGACACTTATGGGCATCCAGAACTTCCCGGCGATCCTGCAGCCTATTTTACAGCAGGGTTTTTTGGAGCGCGAGTTCCAGGCGGCGATGAGCTCGCGGCTGGGATACCGTGCTTGTGCGGACCGGCAGGAGTTCGCGGTTGGGATCGGCGAGACGCTGACGAAGACGCGGGCCGGGTTGAAGCCGAGCGTCACGGTGCCGTTGGCGCCGGCGACCAACACCAACCTGGACAACGGGTTGGTGCCGCAGGGCTGGGGCGTCGAGCAGTTCACCATCACGATCAACCACTACGCGGCGACGACGGACCTGAACATGGTGACGTCGCGGGTGGGGATCGCCGGGCAGTTCTTGCAGAACGCGGCGATCAATGGGGAGCAGGCGGCGCGGAGCCTGGACGAGCTGGCGCGTAACGCTTTGTTTGCGCCGTATTTTGGGGGGAACAGCCGGGTGCGGATTGCGCTGGCCTCGGCGGGGCCGGTGGTGGCGGTGGACGACCTGCGCGGGTTCACGACGGCGTTCGTGAACGGGGTGCAGACTCCGGTGGGGGCCACGGCGAGTTTGACGGTCACGATTGGGGAAGATGTTTACACTGTTGTTGGGACTACGGCGGATGGGGTCAACAGCTCGACGACGCCGGGCGGGGTCTCGGGGACGCTGACGTGTTCGAGCAATGTGAGCGTGTCGGACGGATCGCTGGGGAGCGCGGTGCAGGCGGCGAACGCCAGCGTCGTGGTGCGGCCTGGGGGACGGGCGGCGACGACGGCGGCGCTGGGGGTGGGGGACACGCTGACGATTGGGGTGCTGTTGGATGCGGTGAGCAAGCTGCGGCTGAACGCGGTGCCGGAGATCGACGGGGCCTACAACTGCTACTTGGACCCGGTGAGCGCGCGGCAGTTGTTCGCGGATGGTGACTTCCGGCAGTTGTTCCAAGGAGCGACGAGCTCGAACCAGGTGTTCCGGCAGGGGATGGTGAACAACTTCCTGGGATTGCGGTTCGTGCCGACGACGGAGGCCTATGTGCAGCCGCACCCGACCTTGGCGGGGGTGGTGCGGCGGCCGATCATCGTGGGGCAGGGGGCGCTGATCGAGGGCGACTTCGCGGGGATGACGGAGCGGGACGTGGCGCCGGCGGACAGCATCGTGAGCCTGGTGGACGGGATCGTGATGGTGACGCGGGAGCCGATCGACCGGCTGCAGCAGATCATTGCGCAGAGCTGGTACTGGATCGGCGGTTTTTGTGCGCCTAGCGACACGATGACCAATCCGAGCGTGGTGCCGACAGCGACCAACGCGGCGTTCAAGCGGGCGGTCATGGTCGAGCATGTGGGGTAGTGGGGCATGTGGGGTAGTTGGGCGGGGTGGAGAGCACGGTTTTGGAGGGATCATGCTGACTGATCCGGAGAAGACGGATACGCGGCGGTTCCTGGGCTACCCGGTGTTTGGCGCGGACCGGGCGGGGAACATGGGATGGCGGTTCTATCAAGCGAGCGGGGCGGTGGAGTACCGGCTGAACAACCTTTCCGGGTCGGAGGAGGAGGTCTTGCGCGGGTACCTGACGACCTTGGGCGGGTTGGAACAGGCCATTCCGGGAACGGGAGCGGGGCTTGATACGGCCTCGGCGGCCGGGTGGGTGCGGAACCCTGGGGAGCTGGCGGAGCGGGAGGGGCTGTTCGACCGGTGGCGGCGGCGGCTGTGCGCGTTCCTGGGGGTGCCGCCGGGGCCTTCGTTGGCGAGTGGGTCGACCGTTTCGCTTATTGTGTGAGGTTCGTGATGGATGGTGCGACGCTGGCCGACCGGCTGAGCCGGGGGATGGGCGCGGCGGCGCGCGTGTTCGGGACACCGTACGATGCGTTCCGGCCGCGGGGGGATGGCGACCCCCTGCGGCTGGAGCTGCGTTTCCTGCGGCTGCCGGCGGCGTTTGACGGCGGGGACCCTGGGTATCGCCGACCGCGGGGGTATGACCGGGCGCTGCGGGGGACGTTCGACAGCGCCTACTTGCGGGTGGGGGATTTATTGCGGGGGGCGCGGGGTGCTGTTCGTGGCGATGCTGCCGCCGTTGAACCGGCCGCTGTGCGTGCTGACGAATGCGGTGGTGCGCGGGGCCCGGCCCACAGGGCCGGGAAGCGTGGGCCTGAACCCGTATGGCGGCGTGCTGGCGGAGCGGATGGGGCCGGTGATGTCGGGATGGCCGGGGCAGTTGCTGCCGGGGGGCGGAGGGCGGACGGGCGGGTTGCCGGGGGATGGCGAGCTTGGGGAGTTCGAGCTGCTGCTGCCCTTGGCGGCGCCGGGGTTGCAGGGGGCGGATGTTGTCGTGGACGATTTTGGGCGGCGGTTCGTGGTGGGCGCCGTGGCGCTGACGGAGCTGGGCTGGCGGATTTCGCTGCGGCATGTGGGGACATGAGCGATGCCGGATCAGGCGGACGTGGAGGAGGCGCTGGCTGCGGCGGTGGCGGGGGCGCTGTATCCGTTGGGGGCTGGGCAGGCCTCCGCGGTGGAGAGCGTTTGCCGGGTGTATCGCGGGTGGCCGACTGCGGCAGCGCTGGAGGCGGACCTGGCGGCGGGCGTGGCGCATGTGACGGTGCAGCCGATGGCGGGGAGCCTGCGGGACACGACGCGGTTTGCGGCGGAGTGGCAGGGAGTTGCGCCGGCGTCGACGCTGACTGCGGCGGTGGAGGGCGAGGCCGTCAGGTTCGTGGGCATGGCGGCGGTCGGGCAGGTGGCGGGCGTGCTGGTGGACGAGGCGGCCTATGCTTACCGGGTGCGGGCTGGGGACACCCCTGGCGTGGTGGCGGCGGTGCTGGCGGAGCTGGTGCGCGTGGAGCGGCCGGCGGAGCTGCAGGGGGATGGGTTCTTGCTGCCGGGCGGCATGGGGATCGTGGCGCGAGTGGCGACGGATGGGTTTGGCGGGACGGAGCTGCGGCGGCAACGGGTCGGGTTCCGGGTGGTGGCCTGGTGCCCTGATCCCGGCGTGCGGGACCGGGTGGCAGGGTGCGTGGACTTGGCGTTGGCGGGGATGCAGTTCCTCGATGTGGGGGGCTGGGGGTGCTGGATGCGGGTCCTAGGCGGGTCCGTGGTGGACGAGCAGGGCCATTCAGTTCTAACCTAA